TTCTTTATTTCAGCCACTGCTCGTATTCTTTGACTACCAGCTAGTGGGTACCACATTTTCATAGAAAGATGTGGATTTAAAATACCATTCTCTTTTATACTCTCCATGAGTTTTTCATTTAATGGTACTTGCATTATGTTATCTGCAACCTGAGGTTGACTTAACATAAAGTTTGTAGTTACCTGCCTTATCTCAAAGGGTGGTACTCCTACTAATTCTGCGGACTTTTGTCCTATTCTATCACTTGCCACGCTGGTCTGCTATCCATCTACTGAAAGATTCGAACAATGATTCTTTTGTTTCAGCTTTTCCTTCTGTCCACTTTTCACCTGTTGCAATTCTTTCAAAGCTCTTGACTCCATTGTTCAAGGCAATCTCCATAATTCCATTACTAGCGTGTATGTAAGCAACTTGGTTGCCCCATTCTTCTGCTTCTAACTCTTTTGCTTTTCTTATAATAAGTTCGTTATATTGCGTCATGTATATCTTCTCCTGTAGATAGGCTATCTTTTATATCGTCCCTTTCTTTGGGGTTCATTGTGGACTGCGGGCCTATCTTTAATGTTTCCCAATCCATAACACTTGTAAATCCTTCCATCTTTGCACTTCTCATTTTAGTACAGTTAAAGGTAATGGCTTCATCTTCTGGTGACCATGTCTCTAATGTAAAGGCTGCATCTGCTGCATCGAGAATACCTTTCGCGAACCTTGCCTCACCTGTACTATCGGTTTGGTAAGGAGCAAACACAGGAATTTCATACTCCTGTGCAATACTTTTCAGAGTCTTACTTACTTCTATTTGCTCTGTCCAGTCATACTGTCCACTCTTTGAGGGAACATTGGAGCGTTTAACTTGATTTAGATAATCAACTACTATTACTCCATAATCTGTTTGTGATACTTTACTTTCTAACTCTTGTCGTATTCTAGATAAGCTAAGTACTGGGTCATATACTACATCAATCTGCTTGTCTTTATGTAAAGGTTTAGATTGTAGTTTTTTGTGAAACTCGTCAAAATCTCTTGTTTGTTTGAAGTCAGGCACTAATAAGTCTCCTCCTTCGAATCTTCCTGCCCACCAGTCTGCTACTCTATCCCACTCAACAGTTGTTAAGTTTCGTGTGGCTAATCTGGAGATAGGTATACGCGCACCTAAGGCACACATTCTTTGTAAAATAGAACGACTGTCCATTTCTATTGTAAAGTATAGTGAACTCTTTCCTTGTTCATAAACATTGTTTGCAATATTACAACAAGTTATAGACTTACCTGCACCTCTACGACCCCCAACTAGTATCAAGTCTCTCGGAGAGAATTTTAGTGATTGGTCATACTCGTCATTAAGACCTAATGGTAAGTATTTCTTAAGGTCTTTTTCTGAATCAAACAAAGGTATAGTTTGCATACTTTCTTCAGGAGCTTTAAGGTCGACTCTATCTCCTACATCTAAAACAATCTGTTGGATTGCTTCAACATTTTCTTCGGCTGAAGATATTGCTACAGTTTTGTCTATGAACTTATCTAATTCATCTAGTATTTCTACTTGTGTATACTCATTTTTTAGATACTCAAGCAGCACCCACGCGTCGATATCGACCTCGACAGCTTCGATTGCAAATACTTTTTCTTGTAGTTTTCTATCACGAATGGATAGTTTAAGGTCATCAAAAGAGGGGAGCGCACTGAAATTTTTTATGTGAGTATCTATGACCTTATGTAAGGACTGATACTCTGCACTAAGATAATTAACTCTTAGGTTTCCCCATGAGTCAAAGTCTTGTTGCGTGATTATTTGCTTCAACAGAGCTGAAGTTAAGTTCAATGTCTACCCTCCCAGATAAAAAAGAGCAGGAGATAATTCCCCTGCTCAAGATTTTAAGAAAGAATTAGCTAGATGCTTTTTCTTTTCTTGCAGCGCCATCATAATCAGCACAAGTTAACCCTCTACGAGTTAGCATTGTTTTAACGCCTCTTACAGTTTTGCCAATTTCGTCAGCGATAGCTTCAACAGTCATGCTGTCTAATTCACCAACTTCAGCTAAAGGGTCAGCTTTGCTAGAACCTTTAGTTTCTTTTTGCTTAGGTATAGCGTTAATATCGCCACTTCTAAGTAAGCTAAGAGCTTTTCCTCTGATAGAATTAACAGATTTGCCTAGGGCTTCTGCGATTTCTTCAACAAAAGACCCACCATTTACCATAGTAGTAAATGTTGCTTCCTCTTCGGGAGAGTAAGTTCTAACAGCTTCTGGCTTCTCAGCAGGTTTTACATGGCCAGTTAATTCCATTGATAGAATTTTGCCTTGTATTGATTTAGCAGAGAACTCTCCATTTTCGAATGAAGATGCGATGTCTGCATATGTGTATTGACCTGAGTTATCAGATACAAATTGTGATAAAGTAGCTTCTTGGTCTTCAGAGAATGTTCTGTTTGATACTGAAGATGCAAGCTCTACGTCGTGACCCATTTTTCTCAATTTTGAAGAGACACTTCTTGTAGAAGTTTCTAATTCAACAGCTGCGTCAGCAACCATAGCTTGAGAGATAGGTGATGTGTTTCCAACGAAGTCCACAAGTGTTTGTGTTCTTTCGTCTGTCCATTTTGGTAATGCCATTTTAGTTTCCTATATTTCTTTTAAGTTTGTTATTATTAATACGCCCTTATCTCGGGCTGCCTGTGTTTTAGCGGATTCTATACCACTTTCGTTTACTAAGATTGTAACATCTTTAGTCAAACTGCTTTTAACAAGATAGCCCATTGTTTCTAAATATTGTTTTGCGGCTGCTTTTGTTTTATAGCTTTTGAGTTTTCCTGTGATACAAACAACTCCTTTACTAGCATCATTACTTTCAATCTTTGTAAGCTGTTGCCATTTGAAGGGTAGTCTGTCATATCCATTGGTAAATTCTTCGAATAACCAATCTAGTAAATTCTCTGTAGCAGTTGGGCCAAGTCCTGCTTCTGCACAAGTATCTTCATTAATTTCGTCAATGTTTTTGACTACTGAACATATTTTGCGAGAGGCGGTATTGCCAATTAACTTTATAGAGAAAGCTGGTAGTAATTCAACTAAGTCTGCTAATTTACTATTTTCAATTTCTCTATGCAGTTTAACTGCTAATTTTTCGGATTGCAGTGCTTCAATCATTATTTCTAATGGAAGCTCATATAAATCATACAAATCTACGATTTGTAGTTTTTCTACTGTGCGAGGTCCGAGACCTTTGATTTTGAGAGTAGAAGCAAAATGCTCAATCTTTTTACTCGTCTTGCCTGGGCAATTAGAGTTATTACAATATAGCTGGTCTTTTACCCACCCAAGTTCTGTCATACAAGATGGACAGTGCGTTGGCGGAATTATTTGCTTCATGTGTTCTCTCTTAATTTCTATTTATATATTATAACAAAATTCAGTTTCTATGTCAAGATTTATTTTTTGGAAAGTCCTGAAGAATGAGGGAATCAATTTTGAAACACTCAGTATGACCTCCAAACTTAAACATTGGAACATATTTATCTTGCTTATACATTTCATGTAGGTACAGTTCATGTGCCCACACATTATAAAGTGTGCTGCTCCAGACCTTCTGAATACGAATATCATATCCTCTGAAACCCCTGCTACGCTTTATAATATGCCGCCAATCTTTTCCACTAGCTATTCCTACTTTGATACACTCTCGCTCAAATGTTTTTGTATTCACTAACACAATTCCATAAAGCACACCTTCTTTCTCCCTTTCTTCTGGGTTATTAGTAAAGTATGTTTCGTTGTATATTCCTTTGCTCACGCTATGAGTATAGGTGTAAAGTGTCTAATTAGTCCTGTTAGTAGAATAAATACTGCTATTGCATTGAGTATAATTAAGGCTCGGTCTTTCCATAAAAGTCCAACCCATAACCAACCTGATACACCTACTAAAGAAAAGCAAAGGTCTAAGAAAGGGAAAGCTTGTGTTGACCTAAAAGCAAAAGCACATATAAGAAAAGCACTAGCTGTCCACTTAACATACCATGAAAGGTCTTGTTTAGGAGTAGCACTCTTGTAAATTCTTTTACTGTGTTTTTGTTCTTCTTTACTGAAGATTACTTCTTTGGTCATTAGTTAGCCCTTGATAATATTCTAGGTATAATTTCCCCACTTCTTATGACTTCGACCAAACAACCTATTTCTAAGTTGAGGTCATTGATGTAACGCATGTTATGTAGAGTAGCTCTACTAACGACTGCGCCATCAATTTCAATAGGCTCTAAAATAGCTACAGGAGCCACAACCCCTGACTTGCCAACATTCCATATAACATCAACTAACTTAGTTATAACTCCTTCATTACGCTGCTTGAGCGCATATGCACCTCGGGGGTGCTTAGAGGTATATCCTAAGGCATCAAAGTCCTTGTAGTCATCTATACGGAAAACAAGTCCATCATCGGGATATGCAGTCCAGTCATTAGACAGAACTGTATCAAACCCAAATCTAAGAAGATACTCCATATCCTTACTCCAGCACTCATTCCATGATTTTTGTACTCCATAAGCTATGAAGCGCAATTCTCTGCTGTTAAATTCCTGTGTATCTTTAAGGTTGAGAGCACCCGCAGCGTAATTCCGAGCGTTCTTGATAGTCTTGGGAGCAACTACTTCTCCAGTAATCTGTAGTAGTGCACCCTTAAACTCGCCTAATGAATTAGGTACTAGAGACTTCATGTTGTCTGTAATATCCAGACCACGCTTTCCATCTCCTCGAGTAAGGGCTTTGTGTAGTTGTCCCTCAACATAGAGCAACGATACAGCAGCACCATCTAACTTAGGAGAAACAATAGTCGCTCCCTTGTAATTACCGAAGGGCTGCTTATCAAGCTCGTTAGAAAATATCTTCTGTAATGAATACATCTGAAACGCATGAGGGATTCTATTGTCTCTACTAGAGAAACCAACTTCCTCATACTGAGCATATGTAGCTAGCTTATCAAATTGTTCATCTGACATCGTAGGTTTACCATTATAGTAATCTTCGGACGCTTGCTGTAGTATTGCTTTTATATTTTCCATTTATATATTATATCAAAAATCACAGGGAAAGTCAAGAATTAAATTCACGATAGGTAAATTTCATCCAAAATATCCTTGAAGTGTGTCTCTAAAATACTTTTACTCTCCGCTAGTGATAATATTTCAACTAGTCCCTCGAACAATCCTTTAGAATTATTAAAGTCTAGTTTCATTGCTATCCCGTCCTTTGATGGCTTGAAGTCACCATCGAAGTCAAGATAATACTTTCTTAGATGCAGATACTCTGTATCGTAAAAAGTATTTATAGTTAATTTGACTTGTTCCGTCCCCTCTTCATTTTCAGAGATTACTTTTTCATATAACTCAGGGGCTTCATGCAGCTTCATCGTTTGTTCCTAAGTATACTACTTAAAGGTTGTATACCAGTTACATTCTTAGGTTGCAATAAGCGATAACTGTCAGTATCCCAGCAAAACAGTAGAACTGAATCACCAGTTTCCTTAGCACGATTTTTCTTGCTTTGGATATACTTGTTATCGAAGTCTAGGGTACAAACATTATACTTAAGTTTTCTACTGTTTGTTGACCTATAAGTTATGATTGCGTCGCCACAATCGGAAACAGTTCTTATGAACTCTTCTTTTTTCACTATAATACTCCATTACTATTAAGAAAACTCTTTCTACCTAGTAATGGATTAGTATTAGTTGTTGATGTTGTTGACTATACCTGTGAAGTAAACAGAAGCTTTACCAGTCAATTTGTCGATAATATCTGCATCGACTTCTTGTCCTGCGTCAGTTAAAGCCTTAGTTAGGGCTTCAGCTGCATCAGCTTTACTTACTCTAGCTGTACCACCACCTGAAGATTTTGCACTTCCAGCAGCAGGAGCTTTTTTCACATAAACGCCAGCTTTAGTTAAAATCATTCTGACTCCATTAGGGCTTTCACCTAACTGTTCAGCAATTTCTTTAACAATCTCCATACTTGTTTCTGGAGTTGGTTCTGCGTCGGTATAAAGTTCAACGGCTTCAGCTTTTGATTCGTCTGTCCAAGCCATTCTTCTTCTCCTTTTATGTCTGAGATATTCGGGTAGGCCTGGTGCCCAACCTGTCGCGTCTCTCATTTGGTTATAATATCTATCACTCATTAATATATATTATACAGAAAAATGAGTGCGATGTCAAGAACTATTTTTTGTTAAGTATAACTTAAGCTTTTAATATAGTCCAACTTTTCTTGAGCGTTTGCAGCTATTTCAATCTGCTCGTCTATTGCTCCAACGATGTCGGCATGTTCACCGATTCCTACTGGGTGTTGTAGATACACTCTGATATTAACTTCAGCTGCAGCTATCTCACCCTTGTATTTAAGCGCTAATGCGTCTCTTAATCTATCATTCATGTTTTCTTTCCTACTATGGCATTTACATATGATACTACGAATTTCCTTCTAGGTTCTTCAAAGAAGCATATCTGCCATATAAATGGAGCTATAAAAATCATTGACACGGCATAAATAACTGCGTGTGTCTTTTTATATTTCCTTATTAATTTGCCACCTTCATAATCTCCAACCATATATACTACTAAACTGTAGGTTCTACCCACAGCCATAGCCCAAGTGGTTAGCCACATAGAAATGACTACTATCCATATTTCCATTTTGCACTCCTTATGCTGCTTAGATATTTATATCGTACTTATTTAAGTGTCTTAAACTACCTAAGTCATAAGATGCGAAGTGGGCATGGTAACCCCCTTCTTTTATATGCCCAAAGTATGGGCTATCAAAATTTGTTAATTCTATTACATAAACATGATATATCCAACTATCATATCTCTTATCAAACTTCCCTTTTATGATTCTAGCAGGAAGGTCGTGTCTAGCACACCATACTTTTTCGCCTGGTTCAAAAGTATCAGATACACATTCATCTGGCAAATATCCTATTCCAGCACCACTACTGCGTTCAGTACTAGGTCTTTTCATCGGTACTCCGACTCTATCTAACAAGTTTCTTACAAATGTAGTAGAACGATATAAAGCTTGCGCTATGCTAGACACGGGTTGCTCGTCTAAATACATTTCTATTGCTTGTTTGATTTCGTAGTCAGTTGCCTTTCTACCTCTATTTTGTGCTTTTCTTTTTGCTCTATGTCGTAAAGTATCTTCAAAATCTATCATAATACTATTTAATCTAGTAGTATTATAGGTAATGTTAAGCATGGCACATGCTTCTTTTTTTGTTATTGGTTGGTCCGCGTTAAGATAATCTAAGACTCTCTGTAGATTAGCATCATCTAACTTTTCGTGTCCTTTCTTTCTAATTGTTCTCATCGCTTCCTAATAATATAATTGAATAGTGAATAATTTTTAACAGGTCTAATTCATTTTTACCTGCTTTCTTTCCATAGCGTTTTGCATATTTTATAATATTTCCTATGCAAAACCCTTCTCCATGTCCTGAGTCTATAATGAACTCAGTGGCTTGAATTTTATCTGTACTATAGTGTTGGTCGTAAGTATTGTCTATATAGACTTTCAACTTGGTTAATATTTTATCCTCGTTGAATTTATACTTAGTATTTATACTATTGTACTTAGTTTTCTTACTAAATATCCCCATCTTGCCTCACTTCTGAGCGAACAACTTCAAAGCCATTAGGATATCTTTTCTCTAGTTTTTTGATATTTTCTTCCATAACTTCGTGTGGGGTGAATCCTAAAGCTGTGCAGCCTTGTACCCAGTACCAAAGAACATCTCCTAGTTCTCTTTTCATATGGAATATTTCATCTTCTGTAAAATGTGTGTCTGCTTGAAATATTTTTTTCTTGACTACTTCTGCAAACTCTCCACTCTCAGCCATCATACCGATAACTGATGTTAGTAGTCTTGCTACTTGCATTTCTTCTGTTCTGTGTTCGCCTTGCACACTTGTAGTTCCTTGTAGCAACTCCATTCTGGCTGTCATTTTGTCTGTGTTTTTACTTGTCTGTGAGGTTGTTATATCTACGAACCTTGCGTAGTCGTTAAATTTTTGTTGGTCTGTCATGTCTGTCCTTAATGTGTCTGTTTGTTCTGTGTATACCACTTGGATAACCAAGTGTCTATTTGTAATTCTGTCCAGTGCTTTGGGAAATATACTGATATATAAGGTTTATCTTGTAATACGACTCTCATAGTCTGCGTAGTCCTCATTCCACCAATGTGGTTTATCTCTGAATTTCCAGCTGGCAAAGGTAGCTTTATCTAGGTGGTAGTAGTCGCGGTATGATTGAATAGGATTACTATAGTCCTTCAACTCGTCTGGCATAGCTAAACCGAACTCTGTAAAGCCTAACCTTTGCATATTTACTGGGTTGGGTAATTTATTTACTACTTCGTGTATGGACTTATGCTCTTTGCCATATCTGTATCTATACTCATCATTCAAAGCATTGCCATAGCAATGTGTCCACTCGTGATTATCCAATGAAGAACGCGCCCAAATTGTGCATGGGTGGTTGTACATCATAGGAAGGTAGGGGGCTACAGGTCGTTCTGCTGGGGGTAAGTGCTTTATCTTTGCTTTTTCAGCATTGAGCACATCTCTTTCTTCTTTGTTGAGTGCGCGTGGAACGAAGCCTAGAAATTGGTCAATCCATATGCTTGTGCATAGTATTTGAGCAACTTCTAGTGGCATCTTGACAATGTGTTTGTCAACATGAGCTTCTGCGCATTTGTCTAAATCTTCGTCTAAGTAAAATAAATTCATACATCTATTATACAAAATTTTGACAGCTATGTCAAGTATTATTTTGAGTTAATCTTATCTTTTGCTGTTCCAGCATATAGTCCAAACCAGGCTGCTCCTGCTCCTACTACTACTGAAATTAATCCTGACTGTTCAAATGTTGGTGCATCTAATTCCATGAACCAAATTGTACACTTATATAATAATACAATGTATACTGATAAAAACGCTCTAGGGAATATTCTCCACGCGTCAATCATATTTGAAAGCCATATCCATTTTTGCCATGGATTATCTGGCTCCTTTTCATTCTCCATTTCCATAATTTTGGCTTTTAATTCACCAATTTCTGAAACCATTGCCATAAATTTATTAAGGTCTATTTCAACCTCATTTCTACTCATGTCTCCGCTGAATTTTTCTTGATTTGACATTCTATGTCCTTAATTCTTGATTCTAAGTCTAAGACTTCTTCTTCAAGCTGTGCCCAAACACTGGGGCTTTTTGTTGATTTTTGCCTTTCTTTTACAACTTTTAATGCTACTCTAGCATTATTTAGTCTAATCCGTAGCATCTCTCAACCATTTATACTCATCACTTTCCATATCAATAGGAGCAACTGATGTAGTATGAATGTTCTTTGTGTTAGATTTAAACTTTCCTTCACTAACTGCTTTTAAAATCCAGTCAGCTGGGTCAGCTTTTTCTTTATCTTGTGTAAAGATTATCTCTACTTTATATCCTACTAAGTTTGCCATTTCTTTTTTCCTTTGTTTTCTTTCGTTACTGGCGTGCATTTCTTTAACCCAACCATCACTGTTTTCTTGCCACCTTTTACTGTTTATCACAATATTCACAAGTACCTTTTAGACCTAATAATCTTCTTTCTGTATCTTCTTTTTGCTTTTCTGTAATCAATTCATTAATTCTTGTGTAAGCTGCACTTAATTGTTTTTGCATACTTGCAATTTCGTTTTTTAACATATTAATTTCATCTATCATAGCTGCCTTATTCCTTGCACAAAATTCTCTGCAACATCTTCTGCCCATGACTCACTATGTGTTGGATAGTATTCTAATAGGCCAGGCTTATTGTCTTTTGACATATGCACTCCCCAATATCCATGTTCTCGTTGTTTAACTACAACTGCTTTCTTTCCGTTCATTTCATAAGTTGAGTATACTATATACTCATTAGTGTCTTGCATTTTTCTCCTTGTAAAGAGTGAAGGCTTCAGCTATGTACTCATCTATAGTCATACCACGCTCTGTTGCATGTTTATTCATAGCGTCCCACATTTCCTGTGAGATTTGGTACTCTTTGCCTTCGAATTTAATTACCACAGAACAAATCAGCTTCTGCTTGTCTGCGTTTTGTTAATCCTTCTAGTACTTTGCCACCAGCTTTATTCCATCTCATCATTTGAGCTGGTACTCCATCATAATCCCCAGCGTTTAATACTTTCAAAAGCGTACTTGCTTTTAAGTTTCCAACACCTAAATTATAAACCCATGATACCATAGCATCAAATTGGTCTTGATTAAGTTCAACTGTAACTAAGCCATTTATATAACTTTCGTACTCGTTCAATTCTTCTGCTAACATTTCATTTGCTCTTGCTTCTGAAATCGTCATTCCTTGTTGCACATCTTTAGTATGCCCATAGCCTATTGTCCATACGCCAGCAGCACATTGATATGCGTTTAATTCTAAACCTTCGAAAAATCTAATAAGGTCTAGTCCTTTTGTTCCTATATTCATATTTGTCCTATATGTAGAAGCTTTCGCCACAGCCGCAGCGTCCACTCTCTTGATTATTTGTGATAACAAACTCTTCATTAAGTCCATTAACCACCCAATCCAATTTTGCATCTGTTAGATACTCCTTGCTGTATATATCGATTACTAATATATCTTGATATATCACATCAGTTAAGTCAGGACTTTCGGCATAACTTAACTCATATGTATATCCACCACAGCCACCGCCTGTTACTTTAAGGCGAGCGCCCCAAGCAGAACTTGAGGCGACTCTCTGTTTCAACATTGCTAAGGCTTTGTCGGTTATCTTCATAGTAGTGGTAGCATCGCTAGATACATTGTTCCAAAACATACTGTGAACATAATAACAACCTCGCATAAATCCCCTGAGGGGCAGTATTTTTCTTTAACATCTTTAACCGCTTGCAAAAGTGCATAACGATTAAAGAATCGTTTTGCATATTGCATAGAGTTTCTCCTAGCCTATTGTAATCGTCTTAGGCTTTTCTTCGTCAGGTGTATTGACCTGAAGGTTAATAACTAACATACCATGTATGAATTTAGCGTCGGCTATTTCTACCCAATCGCCAAGAGTAAAGATTCGGCTAAAGGTTTTACCACTAAGTCCTTTATGGACATAGCGCTCCTCGCCAGAGCTTAGCTCTTGCTTTTCTGTTCCTTCTATAGTAAGTTTATTTTTGTGTTGCTTGATGTCGATATCATCTTTTGACCAACCCGGAAGCGCCATTTCAATACGGTAGCCCGTATCTCCAACTGCTACTAAGTTGTATCTTGGATAGTTAGTAAGAGGTGAACTCTCGTTCCTTCTAGTTAATTCCTTATTCAAGCGGTCGAATCCAACAAATAATTTGTCGAAGTCGTTAAAGTTTAATGCTGATAATCCAGTCATTTTCATTCTCCTATTTGCGTCCTTTCGGCACGCGCTGTGAGACCCTTGCGGCGTCTCGGTTATTATAATACTATGTCTAACAAAACCCGTCCGTTGGTGGAAAACGGAGCTCCTACCACAACCCTCAGAAACTTAGGCGTTTCTTACTCGTGCCAGACATATACAAGGTTTTGTTGTGGAAGTCCTTGCAACTCCGCTTAATTTTGCATAAATTATTTAAAATCTATACTCATATTATAACAAAAATTACCACCGATGTCAAGAACTAAATTTCAGTCCTCGTCAAAGTCTATCTGTCCGTCTGCTTTTAGATAATCTAGTGTTTTGCTGATGCCTCGTTTATAGCCTACAGTATACATAAGATGTCCACTACATGCTGCTGCGAATAATACACTTATTACTTGCCAATCCATTCTACATCTCCTCGTGGTATCACTTGATACGCACCTTTGTTGTACGCTGGAGCTACTGTAAACTTCTTACTCTCCTCCACTTTCCAACTATTGTCTGCTACTGTGCAGTTGCCTGTAGATTTCATACTAGGTATTTTATTTAGTTTTTCTACTGGTTTAAATTCTTTCTTTGCCTGAGCTACGAAGTCAGGTCTTTTTGCTTTCTTCCATGCGTTAGTTTTTCTTTTGCGACCACTCGGAGAGTGACGCATGCTACAATTAATTATCATACTTTTCCTTGTTTAGTTGTTCTACTACTTTAGTAATAAGGTCTAGGCGTCCTGCTGGTTTTGAATTGTAATCAATAACATGCCACTCACCACAGGTTGTGTGCACTCGTTCTTTTAGAATACTCATCTGGTCATACTTTGATAGAGCCATTGCATCATTAGGTGAGAACTTCCACTTCGTAAGTGGAGATACTTGCCTGTGATTAATTCTATACTCTTGTTCTTCTTCTGATATACTGAGCCATAGCTTGATGAATGTAATGTCTTGCGTTTTCTCCCAATACATTACTTCATTCATAAAATCTTCATACTGCTCGTCTGTGCACCAGCCGTTGAGTTTCTGAACCATAGCTCGTGAATACCAGCTTCGGTCATAAAACACAATCTGATTGTCGCCAGGCATCTTATTCTTCCATGACTCTAGCCAATGTCCCATATCCCAAGCATTAGGTTTGCTACTAAGAGATATAGAATACTT